GACCGACAGCTTAGAAGGCTATGAAAAGCACGGGTATAAAAGTTTTATAATTAAACAGTTGTGAGCTTTGAAACATCAAGCATTGTAAACAGCTCGTCAATTTTGATAAAAGTTGTTTTCGGGTTCTATTTAATTGCTATGTTTTGTTCTACAAATCGGTATAACACGTTAGCCATTAATACATTTCCCAATTTGTTGAAAAGCCAATTATTAGTCGAATATTTTGCCGCGATTTCAGGGTTCGTAAAATCAAAACCGCCAACCTCGTTGAGGTCAAGCACCGGGATAGCGTAATGCCCGCAAATCCGTTTAATAGCGTCGACAAAATCGCTTAGGAAATCCCCGTTTTTATTCGCCTCATTCGACGTGGGTATCCCCTCTTGATATCGCCCGCGCGGTGGCGGAGCAATAAACATCAGAGGTACCGCCGGCGCGTTCGTCCGTATCGTATTTATCAGCTCGTGCAAAGCTGCGCCGAATGCTTCGGTATCCGTCGGCGCGGTTATTTTTTTACCGCCTATCCGATTCGAGGGGGTAATATCTTCATATACGAAAAGGTCGCCTATCACTTTTTTGTCGTATGAAAAATCGTTCGTGCCACCGAACACGACGATTAAAGAACAATCTGCCAGATTGTTAGCTGTTGCGCGCTTCACAAATTGATGCGGGTCACTCCCGTTTGTCGGGTGGGCGGCGATGCAAGACCCAGTCATGCTTAGAAGTGAAAATCGGCAGCCGTATATGTCCGTAAACGTTTTGACGTACCCAGTGCTAAACATAGAAAGGTCGTCGCCGATAAAAGCAACTTTCTTACCGGCTAAGTTATTTCTTTGGACGGCATTGTCTACGTACTTTGTTACGACATCGTTGTAATCCCCTATCGCCATGTCGACGTACCACTCCGACGAGACACGATCGAGCGGGTTGCCAACGATTTTTAGTTGTGGGTACGGATAGTCGTCGACGAGATTCGAAAGTTTTATGTACTTTGTGCCGGGCGGGATCGTCCCCTCGTAATACCCGGCGTCCGTTTGGAAGCGGCCTATTATGTTATTACGCGCATCCGTAAATAGACAGAAGGCCAAACCGCCCTCGGAATACCCGTGATAAAATAGTTTTTTTCCCGCGAACTTCTCGACGTCGTATGTCGCATAATCCCAGTTTTCATTAGACATCAAATCGCCTGTCGCTGTGTAATATTTGCCGTTTAGCCATGGGATCTCCCCCGTAAGTTCGGAGGGCAAAGCACCGTATATTTTTTCGAGATTCTTGTCAACGTATTCCCGATCAGCGGCGGGCAAATAAATGTCTTGTACGTATCCTATAATCGTGAAGTTCGCGTCTTTTGCGTCGTATGGACTTATCGGACGTCTGTTAGCCCTTACCAGGCTGAAACGGTACGTATCGTCCGTAGAAAGAGCCGTGAAAGTGTTTTGCCCGCCTGCGTCGAATTTCCGAGATGTCTTGAACACCCCCGCGCTATCGTAAACAAAGATATGATAACCATACTCGGTGTTACAATTCATCGTTATCGACGACAAAGCGATTGCCACGGGGGGCGCCGGCGTCCTAATTCCGAATGCGTAATTAGGGTCGGTAGATCCTATCTCGACGCCGCGATCGTTAATGCCGCCTTGCTCCCAGTTCAGAAAGGCCGCACTATTTTTGGTTAATGCCCGGGTAACGTCGCCTACCTGCTGTGCGGTCGACGAGTCGTTATCGTATAATAACTGTGCGGCCTCCGCGCCCGTCATTCCTTCCTGTACTTTTTTAATATCTGCCATATCCGTATCTTTTAATAATTCCAAGCACCGTTATCGTACCAAAATCCAAGATCGTTCCAACTTCCGTTTTCCAGCACCCACGGGCGCGACACGACGTTAACTACATACACAGCGGCCGTTTGTCTTGTTGCCTCGTTGAAAAATATAAAGTCGCCTTGTCCCGTAGTCGTGGTGCGGCTTATCGTCAATTGATAAACGCCCTCGTAGCCTTTCGTATAATCGACCATCGCGATAGGCTGGCCGCTTATCAGTCGCCAACTGCCGGAGCTCTCCAAATTGACCGTTGCTGCGGGTGCGTCCGGGTCTAAGACTATGCGCGTCGGCGTAACGCGTATATACCCGGCCGGGCACGCCTTCACGTCGTATGTAATAGTCGGGTTACCGGTTACCGATCCCCTCTTGTCATAGTAAAACTCAACTTCGTATTTAGAGGCGTCCGGGTTAACGTGTCCCTCCAATAGTGCGATAGCCTGTTTCTTGCCGCTTATGCGCGTCAGATTGCCGTCGACGTCCAACGGTTCGCCGCCTGGTTTCGATACCTTATACGCTATTGTAGCCTGCTTATATCCCGTATTCATATCCTATTCGCAGTAAGCCCCGCTATCAAAGTCGGGAACAAATTCAAACGTTTGGTGTGCCCGGGTAACCGCGTCTTCGGAAACCTCGAAAAGCGGGTGTATCGACGATGCGGTTATCGTCACTAACGATCCTATCCCGTCGGCCGTCTGGTTGGCATACGACACCGTCGCCCCAGCGTCGTAGCCGAAGGCGAAGTATCGTCCGTTACGGGCACGAAACAAAGCGATATAACGCCTCTTCGTGGCAACGTGTAGCGCCGCGCCCAGATCGGCCGAAAGGTCGCCTATAAACGTCTCTAAGGTGTGCGTATAGATACCGTTTTGCAGTACCGATGTGTACTTAGCCGTCTGGGGGCACTCCACGTCTACGAAGTCGCCCGAACGAAGCACCGCCGTAACCAGACAATTATTATCGCCGTCAAACTCGAAACCGTCGAAATCGTCGGTGTCGAGCAGCCGGATAAGGTCTATGCCTTCCGCCCGATAGTCGCACGGGGGCGCTATATTCTGTATTCTGCATTTCATACTATAAAGACGAAAAACGCGGTATTCGTCAAAAAACACCGCGCTCCGAGGAAAATAGCAATGAAAGGAAAAGGTTTAGGGGGTTACCGTTTCTTTGTAGATCGGCGTGATTACCGACGGACTGGCGACCAGTTGCCCGATTTCTTTCGATGATCCTTGCAGGATTACCGTCCAGCCCGTCGCGTCGGCTTCGGCCGCACCGCTGTTATAGTCGAAGCCGCCCGCGGGGGCACTAAGGCCGCCCGTACGACCCAGGACGATAATACGGCCTGCGTTGTCGATCACGACGGCGATAAACCGTCCGAGGCTAAGGGCGTCGCCCTCGTTGAGCACGTCGACGTCCAACTGGTTGAGTACGGCGTTTACCGTGTGCTGGCGGTATTTGCCGCCGTTGCCGCCGGCCAGCAACGTGTCGGTAAACGACACGGTGTTATTTTCTCCCGCGATCTCGTAGAATGATTCGCCCGTCGGCAAGTGGATTGCCGATATGTACCCGTCGGCGTTGTACTCGTACGCAATCGCGTTTTCCACTGCGGCTTCGCCCTCCACGGGCGTGTAAAAGTTCGCCAGATATACGGCGCGCGCACCCGCTATCGCGTACTCGCACGCCTTATTATCAAGGCTTTTCGTCAGTTTGCAGCCTGCCATAGTTTTGGATTTTTAAGTTGAAAATAAGGGGCGGCGTTTCTACCGCCCCGTTATGACACTTACGCCGTTACCGTGTCTATGTCTTCGTTGCGCTGGTTCAGCGTCACGACGACGGTACGGTCTTCGTCGGGAATGCCGACGATAAGCTGGCCTATGCGCGGATGCATTGCGCCCGTGTTATCGGCCGCAACCACCGTTACCGTGGTCGTGTCCTTACCGTCGGTAGTCGTCGCCTCGCCTTTGGTCACGGTAAAGCCCGTCGGCGCGGCGCTCAACGTAGGCGCTACGCCCTTGCCCGTAACCACGTCGAAAGTCTTCGTTTCGCCGACGGCGCGGAATACGAGAGAGTTAGGCGTAACAGTCAGGCCGTCGCCCCGGGCGGGTCTGTCCGCGGTAATTGCCGTAGACATGATCACGGCCTCGTCTTCGAACGGAATCGCGAAGCCCAGGCGCAAACGCCCCTTGATAAACACCTTGTCGTCGTTAGGCTTCGGGAAATTGCCAAGCTCGACCTCGTCTATGTCGCTAAGCAAATCAGTAAGCAACCACGCGTTACGGCTGTCGTAGCCGATAAGAGTGTCGTTGTCGATACCCTTCGCCGGCACGAACTCCATGCCCAGGTAGTACAGGCGCGGGTTACGCTTGTCGGCGTCGTCTACCGTCCACGAGGCCGCGATTACCTGGTTGTTCGCCTCCGCCAACGCCGAGCGTATCAGACGACGGGTTGCGTAACTACCCATTACGTATAGCGTTCCAGCCTCTTCCGACTGCAGTACGTTTTCAGGGATAGCGTTGTAGACCGCCTCGACCGCGGCCAGGACGTTCGCCTTCGTCAGCTTCTGGCCTGTCAGCTGGATAGACTCGGTGCTGTCGAGCAACGTTTTGACCATGCCGTTGAATTGGTTCGGGTCTTTGCTCTCGTCGCCGCCTACGATCATCTCTTCGATCTCATTCGAGAGACCGATAGAGATAAGCGCCAGCGTCGCAGCCTCCAACTCGGACGGCAAGCTTTCGTTCTTCGCGCCCGGCGAAAGCTGGTACAGCGTGCGTTTGTTTTCCAGCTCGTCGATACACTGCTCCAAATTGATCTTGTAGGTCTTGACGCTTGCCTTCTTCTCCGAAAGTTTGATGATCTGGTTAGGCGTCCACGCGCAATCGCGGCCGTCGATCTGCAAAATCTTGTTTTCAAGATCGATCTGACTAAGCAATTCGTCGCCCTTAATGCCGGTCAGGACGCGGATATATCCGCCCTGCACGAGCCTTCCACCGAACATCGCGCGGGTAAACCACTCGGGGTTTTCCTTTGCGTTGTAGGAAAGGCTGTTTATGTTATACATGTTTGCCATTTCGTAGTACTTTTATAGGTTCTTACTTCTTTTTCGCGTCCTGGCGTTCCCGACGGCTGGCGATCACGGCGGCCATTTTCTCGGTAAACGACATTTCTTCGGGTTTCTTTCCGCCGCCGTCGACGTCCTGGGCGGCCTTGCCGGTGCTGGGCTGCTTTTCCAGTTCGGCGATTTTCGCTTTGAGTTTGGCTATTTCGCTGGCGTTGGGGTTCTGGCTCTGCAAAAACGCCTTTGCGCGCTGCTTGGCCATTGCTACGTCGGCCTCGGTCGGGTCTGCTCCTTCGGCTTCGGGCTGGGTAATGACCAGCACACCGTTGTCGTCTATGACGATCACGTTGCCGTCGGCTAAGGCGTGTTCGCCCGCCGGCATCTGTTCGCCGTCGAGGGTACAAAAACCTTCCTCGTCGACCCACACTTCGCCGCCTTCGGCCAGCTCGAAAATAAGGTAGGGCGTGCCGCTGTCGGTCTCGTCCTTTTTCGCCTCGTCGGCGACGCCCTCCGCGGCCGCCTCCGTTTCTCCCTCCAAAAAGGCGGCTACCGAACGGAAAAAGGCCGGGATACCCTTACCCTTGTTCTTCGCCGCGGCCTGACCTTTTGCCAGTTGGGCGGCTGTCTTCTCGTTTTTTTTCATCTTGATCCTATTAAAATTGAACATGCCTTCCAACGAAAAGCCCTTTACGTTTCCTGTGAGTACCTCGGTACGCCAGTACGTCGGGTCTTCGATCTTATACGACACGACCAGCGTACCCGCGGGGAGTTCGCCCAGCCCTAACGCCACGGACTTATCGCACTTAGTGTCCTTGACTATCCACAATTCGGCAAGGTAGTTGCCGCGCAACGCCTTTTCGTGCTGGTGGGTGGTCTTGCCCAGCGGGGCACGGCTGTGCATCATTTTAAGGGCGATTTTCTCGATCTCGTCTTTCGAAAACGTTATGTAGTATTCGCCCCGGTTGTAGTCGTTTCGGTATATCCGCTGGTCGGGGATAAGAAGGGCGCCCGTTAACAATTGCTTTTGCCGGTTGACGTTAAGTTTCGTCTCGACTGGCTTTTGCAAGGCGATAAAGTTGCTTTCGATAGCCGGAAACTCGACGAACGAAACGGCCAGAATGCCCGTATCCTCCATGCCGTCGACGGTACACCTGTATGTCGGTATCTTCTTTTCCATACCATAAAGACGTAATTTTTGAAAATCGACTCTAAAAATCGGCCAAATCCTCGACCGCCACGATATTGTCGTTAACTCGGTTAATGTCGGTAACCGATACCACCGGCCGCATGTTAATGCCCTCTATCGCCTCCACTATTCGGTCTTCGCTTGCCCGGCTTGCGTCCGACACCACCACGGGCACGTCATTTTCCGACACCACGCCCAGCAAGTCGGCCGCCGTAATCGGACGCGGATTGTCGTTAATGAAGTTTACCAGCCGCGTATTTGCGCCGTAGCTTCGCTTGTTAACGACAAATTCGCCGCCCTCCGCCTCGTAGTCGGTACCCGGAATCGGCACGCCCCCGTTCGCGTGCGACGGCCCGACAATTTCGCCGCCGTCGGCCAACTTAACGAGCTGTCTTGTCATAATACCGATCTGCACGGCACCGGCCGCCGCGATGATTCCGGCCATAATTTGCCCGATAATCGGGCCTGCCTTAAACGCCTTAGCTACGGCCGCCGCCACGTCCGCCGTTGCCACGGCTATATCGACGATAAGGTCAGCCCGTCTACGCTGCTTCTCTTTCCGCTCTATTTCCGCCTCTAACCGCTCCTTCTCTTTGGCAAGGCGCCTTTCCTCCCGTTCGGCTTCGCCGCGGGCGTGCATGGCATCCTGCAACTGCACCTTTAACGCCTCGGTCGTGCGACCTGTCGCGGACTGCATTTGCGCCTCGATATCCTCGACGTTCTTAGCGGCTTCTTCGCGTCGTTTCTGTGCCTCGTCGTATCTTTCGTCCAGCGCGTCCAGTTGCTCGTTAAGGGCGTCTAATTGCATCTGCAAGCCCATATTCAGCGTATCGGCTACGGCGCCGATAGTCTGGGCGGCCTGGTCGGCATACCCGGCCATTTTTTCGAACAGTTCTTGCAAGGCGTCCAGCTGCGCCCGCGCCGACGCCTCGGTATTCTCTGCCTGTTCCTCCTGTGCTCCCTTGATACGCTGGGTAACATCCTCGACGGTGCGGGCATATTTCTGCTGTTCGGCCACGTATTCGGGCGTACCCTCCTGCAAAGTGGCTAACGTGGCGTCGTGGGCTGCCTTGGCTTCGCCTAAATACGATCTAAGGCCGGCGATATACTCATCCAAAGCCGCGTTAGTGTCCGCCAGGTTCTTACGGGTTGCCTCGACGTCGATAAGTTCTAACCCGGTCTTGCTGCGCACGACGACCTCGTCCACCCTTTCCCGGACGGCGTCTAAGGCGTCTTCGACGGCCGTTAGCTGCTGTTCGGCACGCTGGTCGAGCTGTTCGGCGGCCATGCGGGACAATGCCGCGTCACGCGCCTTCTGGGCGTTTAGGACAAGTTCGGTAATTTGCTGCTGCTGTTCTTCCAAACGCTGCCTATCCTCGTCCGTCAGGCCGTCGTCCTCGTCAAGAATCTTACTTATTTCCTCCTGACGTTTTTTGTACGTCGCTATCTGACGGTCATATTGCGCATTCAGTTCGGCGGTCTGTCGCTCGTATCCGCCGACGATAAGGGCGATACGGCTATCCTCGACCTGCTGCTGCAATTCCAACGCGCGCGCGGCCTGCTCCGTCTGTAACTTTTCGAGTTCCGAATCCCTTTGCCTTTCCAGACTTACGATCGTGTCGTTCAGCGCCTCCTTGGCCTTCTTGGTAAGTTCCGTTTCGGTGGCAAGGCGTCTACGGATATCCTCTATCTGACGATCGTATGCCAGCGTCAGCGCCTTGCGGGCTTGCGCGTCGCTGTCCTGAATCAATTTTACGCGGGCGTCTTCGGCGGCACGCAATATCGATAACTCCTTGTTCCGCGCCTCCCGTGCGCGGTCGATCTGTTCTTCCTGTAACTTTTTAAGCTCGGCGTCCCGTTGTTGTGCCAGATTTAGGATCGTTTCGTATATCGCTTTTTCGGACTCCGCCGTCAGCCGCCCTTCCTCTTTCGCCTTCTCCGCATACATGCGCAAGTCCTCCATTTGACGCCTGTATGTCAGTAGCAACGCTTGACGGGCGCGCTCGCCGCCGTCCTTAATCAATTTCACGCGGGAATCCTCCGCGGCGCGCAAAATAGATAACTCTTCTTTCTTGGCGTCGGTACGGGCTTGGGCTTCCGCAATTACATTTTCGTCGAGAACAGCCTTAACGGCGGCGGCGGCATCCGCGGCGATTTTATTCGCCGCGTCTTTCATTTCGTTGGTCGCCTCTTTATTTGAGTTAACCATATCCTGGTTAGCCTCCGCCACGGCTAAGGCGGTTTTCGCCGCCTCTAATCTCATTTGCCTAAGTGCTTTTTCCGACTCCCCCGATGCCCGGGCTATCGCTACATCGAAGTCAACGTCCTTGTTAATCTGGTCGATCTGTTTCTTCGTACTTTCTATTTCGCGGTTGAGTTTCGCCAGCTTCTTTTTGGCCTTGTCGCTACCGGACGCGAAAGAATACAGCGCGCTGCCTACCGCGACCAACGCCAGCGCCAGAATTACGTAAGGGTTGGCCGACGCGACCGCGTTAAAGGCGCGTTGCGCGATCGTGGCGGCGACGGTGCCCTTCGTGCTGGCCGCTTCGGCCGCTGTCTTAGCCTTGATCTGAGTCGTGCGAATCGTGTCCGTTACGACGGCTAACTTGTTCTGTACGATGCCCTCCTTTAACAGGTTGTTATTGACCTGCTGGGCGATAGACAGAAGCGCGATGATCTTTTGCAACCGTTGGGCGCGTTCGGCGTCTTCTTCGGTCTGCTGACCGAAAAGCCCCATAAGCTGGTTAACGCCTAAAAGGCCTTGCGCCAAACCCATACCGCTTTTAGAAACGTTGTCGATACCGGCGCTTACCTGCTCTAATCCCGATAGCGCCTTTTCGTAGTTGCCGACACTGTCGCGGAAATTACCGGTGCTTTCTCTAAGCGCTTTGTATTCGGTGTCTAATGCCTGTATCTGTTGCAGCAGTTCCCCGCCCACGGTCACGTCTTCGCGCTCGGCACGGCTAAGCCCCTCGTATCGGTTACGAAGGTCGGTTAGCTGCATGCCCATTTGCTTGATACTGCCTTCGGCCTGTTGGCGTATCTGTATTTCGCGGGTAACCTCCCGCTGTGTTTCGCGCGCGGCGATGTTGGCCTCGATCTGTGCTTTGTTCGTGTCGGTGCGCGCCCGCACGACCTTATCGATCGTCGCGATTAGTTTCTGCTCGGCTTTTTCTTCCTCGCTAAGCGACTTCGCGCGCTCTCTGACCGCACCCGTTGCCTTTATCGACGTGTCGCTAACTTTGTGTAAAGACGAGTCTAAGCCGTCTACAACGGTTTTAAGCGCCGTGACATCCTTAACGGCCGTATCTACGCCGTTTATACGTAGCGTGTATTCTTTCTTTCCGGTAGTTGCCATATGTTAAAGACGAAAAACGCGTTTTCCGTCTTAGATTTTCCGGATTAGTTTTATCTTGGCCTTGTTGTGTCCGGTAGGATCGTACCCCGTTATTTCGGCTACGTAGTACAAATCTCCATTAAACATCGCCATGATCGACCCGTTGAGATTCTCGTATTGGTCGGGAGTTAAGTACCCTTCTATTTCGGTATAATGACTACTCCCGTTCATAAGCAGCGTGAAATAGTTGGTCAATATTGTAAACTCTTGATTCTTATAGCTAAGGATATTTCGCGCCGGCATCTCGCCCGACACCGCGGCTATATACAGCGGCTTACCGTTTACTTCGAAATCCGCGCCCAGATCGTTTAACAACCCGTCGGTATACCAGAAGCGTATCGCCTGGTTCGTGTAGCTCTTACGTTGTGCGTCCGCATCCGATATGTCGCTCGTCCAGACTTCGTGCTTCGTTATCACGGACAACGGCATGATTATGTCGTGGCCGCCCTGTCGTTTGGTAATGTCCTTAAACCAGTTATAAGAAAAATTACTTTTTTGCTCGACGATATTTTCTTCGGCGGCGCCTGTCTCGAACTCGCCGCCACCGTCGTCGTGAGTCATCACGTATCCTTCCTCTTCGGTGTCTACCGTGAAACCCAGCCTATAAACGGAGGGCAAGCCCAGCGGGGTGTTTGTCCTGTCGCGTACCGACGCTAAGTTATCCAAATTAATAAAGCGGCTACTTACCGCGGTCTTAGACTGCTTTACATTCAGTTCGAATGTCGTAGTACCTGTCTGGGTAAGCCGCAAATTAAAGGCTTTGCAAAAGTTATCGATAAAATCGTCGGTCTTCATGTCGGCGGGCAAGAACCGGACAAGGTCGATACTGTCCGTGTCGAAATCGGTGGCATCGTTCCAGTTCATAGTCGCGCCGGGGATTTGTACGCCAGCCTCGTCGATTTTCAACCATTCGATATTAGTCTGGAACGGCTCGACACTCAGATCGAACGTGACCGTCTTAGCCACCCAGCCGCGCACGGTAAGGCCGATAGTCATCTCGCCCTTGTCAGACACGTCGGCCAGCGTAAGCAATTCGCCTTCCTCTAACCATATCACGCAATCCAATTCCCCCTCGCTATTATACCGGTCGTCGCCCGCTGTCCCATTGTACAGGCCGCGCCGCACGAAGCTGCGCGGAGCACCGAGCACTTTATAGGCATATCGGTTATCGTCCCCGTCTGTCCACACGGGCGTATCGCCGCCTCCGCTTTCGGGCAAATCGTATTTCACGTACCCGCTGTTAGCTATAACCAGCCTGTTACGGGCGTCCCCGGTGCGGTTGTTGTCCCAGGAAACGGCGGGTTTCGCTGCGGTAATTTTCGCAAGGCTGTCGGTAGGCGTGGTATCGTCGTTACGTATCACGTCTTCGTCGTTGCGCTTGCCGACCTGAAAGCCTGCGACGTGATTTTCGTTCTGGGCAAGGTCGACGAAAACGACGGACCCGGTATCCGCCCCGTTGTACTTAGGCAGGTACTTAGGCGTATTTTCGGCATCGAATCGGCTGTTTTGGGGTAAGTTATCTTTGTACAGCGCGCCGTCCATTCTCGACGACGGTATCCCGAAATCGCCCTTACCCCTATCCCTAAGCAGCTTTAAGGCGCTACGCATGAATCCGTACCCGCTCTCCGAACCGGCGGCGCCGACGAAGCGAATACCCGTAACCGGGTCTACGACCGGGAAAGTAATGCCCCTAAGTTTCGTGCTTACCCTAAGTCGTATTTTGTAATACCCCGCGGCCGGTATCGACACTTGGACGCGTTTCCACCGGCGGTTATTATCGTCGATCCTGTCAGAAGACAATACGTTACCGCCGGGATCGTCCGTCTCGGTTATCGTGACGTTGTTGCAATCGAACAGGTCGCACGCGTACAGTTCCGCCCCGTCGTCCTGACTCGTTTCGTACACGCCCCTCTCGGTTTGATTTCCGGGCGCAAGATTTGACCATTCGCCCCTAATACGTATCCGGCCGTGGTACCCGTAATTCCATGGCTGTTTATAGTCGGGGTCGTTCTTGTAACTCATATAAAGGTGCGTTAGGCGCTCGTCGTTAAACGCCGTACCGCCCAACTCGTACCCTCGTGACTCGAAAATGTGCCTTAGCATAAGCATGGGGTTGATCGACGGCGGGAAATTCCGCATGCCTATGTGTACGCTCTCGTCCCAGAGATCACGCGGGGTGTAGTTATTGCCGGTGCCGGGCAAAGGCACCTTAGGCAGCACCCCGTAAAGCGTGTACGGGAAAATCGCCATTTGCGGGCCTGTGGTCGACAGGATGTTATAGTAGCTTACGTATTCGGCGAAATCCTTAAATTCGAGCGGGTACGGCTCGTTTTCGTTTAGTTTCCGGTCGCCGAAGATATCCCGGATACTTTTGACCGCCGGCACGTATAGATTGCCTTTATACGCGTCGCGGCTAATCTCCGACAGCCGCAACAGGCCGCTAAACACGCGAAGGCCGTTTATGATAAGTTCGGCGCGGTACTCCCGGTTAAACTTGCCTCTCGTCTCTTCTATGTCCGCGTAACTGAATATCGCGCGGTTATTATCCGTCGTCGGCAAAGTGATGCTATAACTGTATTGCGCGTCTTTCGCGTTCAGTTCGCCGGGTTTGAGCAGCCGCCGGTTCAGCCGGATATCGAAGTCGCGGTCTATGTCGCAAAGGCGGTTGTTTATGTATAATTCCGTGATCGTCATTCGCTAAGTCGGTATTTAATCGTCGGTTTTTGCATGTTCTTATCGGCCGCCGATACCTGTAAGGTAAAATCTTCGATGATAATGTAGTTGCCGTCGTTAGCCAGTACGACACGTGCCGCGGCCAGCTCTTTAAGCCATGCGGCCACGTCGTCGGTAACGGGCGCGCCCTCGACCGTAAAGGTGTTCGCCAGCGTCGTATTGTAGACGGTTTCGATGCTGTCGCCCCTTCGGTATCCCGGCGTCAGGGTCTTCGTATACGTCTCTGTGTCGGGCTTTATCTCGTCCTTTACGCCAGCGTCGAAATTGAACGTGTCCCAGCCGCCCAGGCGGTTAATGAACGAGAATTGCCGAAGTGTGTGCAGACACTCCGGACGCACGGTATACTCTAAGTCGTTCGACACTATGGCCGTGCCGCGGGCAAGGGCGACGCGGACGATACCGGCCGTCGGGAACTGGTCTAACACCGCGTCTATATCCAGCCTGCACGTGTTGACGATCCAGAAGTCGGCGCGGGCGCGCTCCTGACCGTAGACCGTACCTAAGTACGTATCGCCGGTAGAATACGCGCGATAGGCGACGCGTAGCGTAAAATCGGTCGGCGGATTTCCGCCTCTTTGCGGATCGGCGAATATGAAGTTAAGAAACTCCCGTTGTCCACGGACGTAAGGCGTGCGCGGCTTGTTCGTCAGCAGCCGAATCGTATTGTCAAGGTAGATATACGGGGATAGGTTATAGCCCGCGGATACCGGCCCTGTGCCGCTTATGACGTACAATGCGTTCGACTGGTAGAAATAGAACGAGTTGGCGGCCTTTATCTTCGCTGCGAATCGATACGTACGTGCCGTTCCCGTGTCAAACCACCCGGGACTACCGGACGGGAGGTTATGACCGCCGTATTGCGAGAAAAGAGCGTTTAACTCAAACCATAGCGGTACCCCGGCATACGTCTTTTGCAGCGTCGTAACGTAGGTGCCGATTTTGGCCGGCGTTATCGGGCGGTCGTCCTGACCTAAGAAGACTTCGGGATCAGCGTAGATATCTAAGTCGATTTCCGCCGTCGAGGCTTCCCCGCTTATACTGTCGTTGTTGACTGACGTACGGTTGATCCACGTAATCGTATACGCTACGTCGTTAGCGTTATTCGGGGCGTCGATGCCTATATTGAAGTCCGCGCCCGCGCTCTTGCTTTTTATGATCAGCGTATCGCCGTTAACGGGGTTTCCGTCATGCCATACGGTCGGTATCACGACCTCGAAATTCGCGTTAAACCGCTTGTCAGCTAACAAGGCCTGACGCAAATTTTCAGCGGTATCGGAATTGACGTCGGAGATATAGAACGTATTCCCGTCGACTTTGGCGGCGTTGCGCGTCCCGATGTACGAACGAGCGGTGCCGTCAGCGTTCGTTATCGTAATCGCCGAATTATTTTCGTTGCCGACGAATATCCGTAGGTAGGGGTTGGGGTCGTCCGCCCACCGGTTAGAGAGCATTATATATTTCGCGTTATCGGGGACCGCACCCGAAAAAAATCCGTCTTGCGACTGAAAACTGCCTATGACATCGCCGTGTATGTCAGTGAATACGCAATATGCCAAATCGTATGCGTACCCCTTAAAATAGATATCCTTTCCGGCATACTCGGAAATATCTCTCGGGTCGGTTCTTTTATAGGCTGGATCGTCACCGATTATCCCGGCGGCATTATAGTATTCGCCGCTTATCCAGGATAGAGGGCCGATTGCGTTGAGATTTACCTTTATCGACACCTCTAAATACGTTTTGGTCGCGGTCTTACTGGCGAACTGCACGAAGTTCGGCGTAGTCGATAACGTCACTATATCCGGCTCGTTAATTACCGCTATGTCTTTACTTACGTATCCCATATCTCAGTCATTGAAAAAGTTGTCCAAATTGTCCGTTATCGCGTCGCGTAAGCGGTCCGACCATTCGTCTAAGAAAAGCCCGTCCAGCTCTTTATCCATAGTTGCGAATATCGGCCGCCCCTTATGTCCGTCGCGCCATATCGCATAAGATATGCGGTAGAGGGTATCGGCGTCGGTGGGTATCCCGTTTTTCGCCGCCCACTCTCTAAGCACGCTTATCGGCGGACGTCTTTTGTACTTCGGCGGCCGCGTCCATTCGAGATATACGACGTAGTGATTGAAGAGCGCCTTTATCACGGGATCGTCGCCGTTGGTCTGGCTTACGACCGCCTCCAAATCGCCGCGTAATGCGCTATTGCGTAGCGTATTGCGGCCGACCTTCTCGTTAGTGCTTATCGTGTCATCCTCCAAAACGGCCGCCGCAAGGGCTAACAGATCATCGGCGATCTTTCTGACTGCCAGTTGTACGCCCTCCCTGCTCATCCTCGTATCTTAAAGTTCGGCAAGCCCGTTTTGTCGCTGAATATCGCGCACCCGCCGGGGTTATCCACCCTAAAATCGGGCAGCGCGTCGATCTTCGGGAGCTGCTTCGACGGGTCGAAATCGTCGTTGCAGCGGTTCACGGGGTTCGCCTGTGCGACGGTATACGTGAATCGGTAACCCGCGGCGTTATTGTCGTAATAGTCGCGGAGCGATACGAAAGTGAAGCCGTCTACCTTGAAACCCGTGAAAGGGTACGACTGCTTTATTTTTTCCGCCAGCGTCAGCCCGACGTCAAACGCAGCGGCCTGCACGTTCAATACGTCGTCATCGTTTGCGGGGATGCCCAGGATATCGACGTTGCAGGTGTACGATAACGTTTGATTGACATTTTGGCCGTATATCGGGTCGTCAAGCCATATAAGGGGGTGCGCCTCGTTCGCCGCCCCCTTCTCATACGCCTTGCCGTAGAAAAAGCCTTTGATCCGCTTATGCTGGCGCGCCAGCTCATAGAAAAAATTAACTATCTGCATTCTTACCGTGTTTTGCGATAAACCGATCTAACCTATGTTGCGCCGCTTCGGCATACTCTTTATCCTTTCGGAATTGGAGGAACGTAAAAACCTCCGTAACTGGTAGCGCAGTGATTGCATCAAAACCCAATATTTTATTGTCGGCCAAATCCGCGATAACCTTATACCACCCCCACGACTTAGAAAAGGCGCTATACTCCGGGGCAACAGGTCGCAGGCCTGCACCAGCCTCGTATAGGCCGCTGTACGTTGATCTAACGCGGTTTTGAAGTGTAAAAAAAAAGCGAGCACCGGCAAAACCTTACTGACCGGGAGGCCGGCAAACATCGCCCGGCGCGCCCCGTTGTTTTTGTAGTCGTAGGCTTCGCCCGCGGGACGGCAAACGATAGCGAGAATATTCGACAAGACGTTTTCGCCGGCCTTTTGCACTTCGTCGGCATCGACCCAGGCGCCTAAACTCAACTCGTCTTCGATCGGCACGACATATCTAACGCCGTCTATCTCGATTTCGGGGCTGGGCGCCGCGGGGTTATCCCCAAATATAAAGTCGACATACCCTACTATCTTGTTAAACACCTCGGTCGGCCAGCTTAACAGAAAGTCGGTGTCGACCTTACATATCTTTGCCACCAGGGCAACCCGTTCGCGCGCCGTTTCCGGCCGTTCCGTATAGAAGGTCTCGTAAAACCCCAGCGTGATATCATCCCAACTTTCGGGGACTTCGATTTTAACCGAATCGTATTCTAACCGTATCATAACATAAAGACGAAAAAGCGCTTTTTCGTCTTTAAGAAAAGACCGAAATATTATGAATGAAGTTAGAGACGTGCAACCTTACACGATAATCAATTTGAGCGCGATAGACGAAAGTCCGGCGTTTCCGAAAGTATCGGTAAACAAGTCGAGCGGGTGGGTTGCGTTCGGCGATAAGAACCTTTTTCCGCAAGAAATTATCAACGCGAACAGCAAAAGCCCGGTAAACGCCTCTATTATCGAGAGTACGGTAACGTATATATGCGGCAAGGGCGTGCAAAAAGGCGCTACGGAGGCCGGCGGATACGTGGGTGTGCCCAACACCTCGGAAAGCTGGGACGAATTGGTCGAAAAAATCGCCAAAGACTACAAAACCTTCGGCGGTTTTTACTGGCAGGTGGTCGTTAATAAGGGTGGTACGACGGTTTCGCTGTTTCATCAGGATTATAGCACCGTCCGTATAGGTCAGATCGACGAGAAAGGCCACCCTCTGACGTTCAAGATATCGAACGACTGGACAAAAACCAGCGGTAAGTACAAGCCCGTCGAGTTAGAGGCGTGGCCGGGCATGGAGGCGGCGGAAAAGGGCGTCGCGTACCTGTATCACTTCTGGGACTACGCACCCGGCTTGCTGTTTTACAGCGTCCCCGGATACTACCAGGCTATCGAATACGTAAAGGCGGACGGCACGCTGGGCGTGTTTTACAACAATTCGATCGATAACGGCTTTACGCCGTCGGCAATCCTTACGTTTGCGTCTAACCCGTCGGAGGAAAAGAAGGCGGCGTTTGAAAAAAGCGCCCGTGAAGCCTTTTGCGGCGGCCGCGGCGCGAATAGCATCCTAACCGTCTGGGGCGAAAGCGGCGACATCAAAACAAACATATCGCCGTTTAACGCCTCGAATAACGCCGACGTGTACAACAACGTCGAAGGCATCGTGTTTCAAAAGATCATAAGCGCCCACCGCCTTAGCAGCCCGACGCTGGCGGGCGTGTCCGGTTCCGGCAACCTTTCGGGCAACGCCGCCGAAATAATCGACGCCTACGTACTCTACAACTATACCGTGATCGAAAAGTTGCGGGGCAAAATCCTCGACCACCTTAACAAATTCACGAAGATAAACGGTACCGCGGCGTTGACGATCGAAGAAATGGACGTCATAAAACGGATCAACGAGAGCAAGAACCCCGAAAGCGTCCTTACCATAAACGACAGCAACACCCCGCAAGACACGGAAAGCCTGGCGGCGAAGCTGGGCGTAGGCGGTACGCAAGCCCTTACGGCCGTCATGGAGGGACAATTACCCGACAGCCCGAAACGCGGCCTTTTGGCTATCCTGTTCGGCCTGTCCGACGCCGAAATAGATACGCTTTTCAGTGGCTCGAAATGCCCGACGGACGGTAAAAAACAGTCGTTTGCCAAACGTTTGGTGTCGAAACTGCACAAGTATATACGCCGCGAACCTAAGCCGGGCGGCGGGTACAACTACATATACGAAGAGCCGAAAGGAGGCAGTAAAAAAAAAGCACTGACGTAAAGAGTCCGACGGCCCGGGCGCGCGCTAAGTATATTGCCGAAATGCGGCCTCTGTTGAAGAAACGCGTGACGCAAAAAGTCGGTGGCGAAGACATAGTCGTAGGTTTCAGCACCGCGGGGAACCGCCATATCTATTCCGACACTTTCGGACGCGCCAAAGGCCTGAAAAAAGACGACTTGAAAAACATAGACAAGGCGTTAGCGAAAGCCGCCTACGTAAAATCCGCACC